TTACCGCAACGCTGCTAATAACGGCGACCGGCTTATGTTTAGTGGCAATTCGTCAAACCAAATTGTTGTCGGGTCGCCGATGAATTTTTTTAACGGCAGCACTTATAACAGCATCATCGACGTAGATAGCGTCGATATGCGAACCGGCGCAAAAATCCAAGGAGTGTCCGGTTTGACCAATAACATATCGTGCGGTGCCGGTACTGCAATTCGAGCAATCAATATCTCGGGAGGTATTGTATTGTCCGCATCTTGTGCCGCGCCGTAGTCCAGGTTAAAGTAACTACGTACCCAGGTCTGGCATTTAACACGGTGCCAGACCTCTCTATTTAATCCTATGAGCAACCAAAATAACAAATCGAATTGGCCAACCCGATTGCACCTTTGACGCCGGAAGGTCAGGAGGGCAGCGAGAACGTATATCAGTCGTATTTAGAAGAACTCGACCCTAGAGGTAATAGTTCAACCGCACTAGACCTCCACCGGGCCTTAAACAACGCCAAGGATAAGCGTTTCAACGCATTTCTGAACTGTCTAAGTAACGGTAAGATGCGTCGATGGAAGCTGGTTACGATTGCGCGTCACTGCAATATCTCGATGGCAGAGTTTGCCGAGTTCTGGCAGTCGTCGCAACGCGCCAGGATCATCGCCAGAGCACAAGACGGTTTAGTTAAAGTGACCGAAGACATCGTAAACGACTCGTTGTCTAAACAGGTACCTTGCGAACGGTGCGATGGCTTTGGGTATTTGCAGGTTGTCGGCGTCAATCTACACGGTGGGGCGCAAACTGGTCTTGTGACTCTTGAAAATGGCGACGTTATCCGGTCGTGCCCAAGCTGTAGCGGAACCGGATTTATCGCACAAACCGGCGATATCGCATCTCGCAAAATGCTTTTGGATATCACCGGCATGTCTCAGAAGTCGCAACCGGTCGTGCAAATCAATCAGAGTTTTGGCGATGCCGGTCTCAAAGGTGCGACCGACCGCTTAAACCAGATTTCATTTGACGACGTAATTGACGTAACGCCGGAAGAAACCGACTAAAGTTGCAAATTGCAAATATGGAGACCAAATGAACAGATTACTATTAGCACTGCTTATATCTGCGTTGTCCTTTGGGCAACCTGCTCAACTAGGGCAGAAAGCTGCCGACCACCCGCGACGGTTACCAGAAAGGCTTAGGTCTAGGTTTTGGAAAGCCCAAACCGATTTGCTGTTAATACAACGCAACCTTGATGCAATCCGGTCAGAAATGGTTAAAGCGTGTTCTCCAAAACAACTAGTTGCCGACTCAACCGGAGATCCGATTTGCGAAGGAGAGACACAAAATGATTAGAGTTTTGCGTGTGTTTTTGCGCGGGTTGCGTCTGATCTTTGCACCGTTGCCGTCCATCGCAAAAAGTATGCAAGGTATCCACGAAGAGTTAAGCTACATTCGCCAGTTGCATGAAACGGAATTAGCAACCCGCAATCCACCTATTTACCGCATTACAGAACTTCCCAATCCGAACAATGTAGAAATCAGCTACACTGACGATCCTCCGCGCAAAAAAGATTGGAATTTGTTTGGCCAGTACGGGGAGGACGACTAATGTACCACTCTGAACTAGTGGAAAGGTTGTTGAATTCTGCTAAGAAAAACAACATGAAGTTTGTTCGACGGCCTTACGCAGATTGTATCGCCATTGCCGCTGATCTAGAAAAGTTGCGACAGGACCCGACCAAACCAGACCAGCTACTACCGGACAACAGATTACAACGAGCCTTGACGAACGGTGAGAAGGAATTTATCAACTCGGAACTGATTCTAAGCAAGTGCGATGCAAAATACTGGATGCAACGATACTGCTCTATGGAATTGGACCCTGGTGTAGGTTCACAAAGCGGTATCGGTCCTCCTATACTTCTACCATCGCAATTACGGTATCACGAGTTGATTGGAAGGAGACAACTGGAATCGTTCAAAGAAATGGAAAAGTACAAATTTAGCGAGGGCGTGCTTTGCTATTTCCACAAGGTGCGACAGGTAGCGGCTACGGCTTATTGTCGCGGTCTAGCTATGCACCGCATGACATTTTGGCCGGGTACCAGGGCCTTTGCGGCTTCGCTCGATGATACGCGCAAAGGGGAGTTGTACACGAGGGACAAGATTATTCTCGACAATATGCCGTTCTGGATGAAACCCAAGCTATTTCCTGACGTTAAAGCAACCGAAATTGGGTTTGAAACGCCGATCAACAGTCGTATCAGTTACCAAGCAGAGAATCAAAGTAGTGGTATTGGTGTCGGTTCGCAAAACGATATAAGCCATTTGACCGAGGTTGCGTTGTGGAGATACCCAGGACGTATCCGGTATAGCTTCGTTCCGTCTATGCCCAAAGCCGTTTCAACGCTTCATGTACAGGAAAGTACCGCCGATGGTAAGGGAAACTATTGGCACGAGGTTACGGAAGCGGCGAGACATCGCAAAAAAGGCTTTGAGAATTGGATTTACGCGTTTATTCCGTGGTACATGAATCGGACAAAGTATCGTGCCATACCTCCACCGGAATGGAAAATGTCAGAGCATACTCGCCGACATCTCGAATTGATCGAACGTACTTCGCCGGAATTCTTTGATGGAGTAAAACAGACTCCGAGCATGGAGCAAATGTTCTGGTGGGAGAGGACCAGAGCAGAGCACGCGCACGACGGTGAACTTGCAACGTTCTTGACTAATTATCCGGCGACTCCAGAGCAGTCATTTCAAACACCTAATCAAGGCGCGTTGCCAACCGAACTTATCGAAAAATTAGAAATGAATTTGTGGGACGGTATCCCATACGAGGTACAAGTGCGATGAGAACTTTGCCGATGAGTTATTACATAGGCAACTCGGGTCTTTACCAGAGTGCCGAACCTGACCAGGATTTGATGTCAGACCCTCGTGGTGTTGTTTGGCTGTGGGACGAACCCAAGAATTACCACACGTATGTCATGGGGTGCGACCCTACAACCGGCATCACAGGTTGGAATCGCGGCAACAGGACTGACAAAGACTATAAAACTGACAATGCAACCATAGTTGTGTTTGCCGTCGATGCTCAAGTTGCAGAGATGTTGGACAATAACAATCAACCAATAATTGATCCGGCGACAAATGAGCCTAAGGTCTACTACCAGGACGTGCAAGTAGCCGAATTTGCAGCACCTATTGACGCGGTTGAGATTGCACACGTTTGCAACATTCTAGGCAAATTGTTCAAGGGCACTGCCGAAGAGGCGTGCGAGTTAATTTTTGAGTCTTATCCCGGTCCCGGCGTACTTACTTTGCACGAATTGGTCCGTCTCGGCTACCCGAATTTATGGAATTGGGAAAAACTGGTCAACGATATAGGAGAAAGTACGAGCACGATAGGTTGGCATAGCAACAAAGAGAGTCAGAGGGCACTCTGGGCGCGTTCTAGGCGTCATTTGATGCTCAATAAGGCCGTAATTCGCTCTAAATGGATGCTGGAAGAGTACGCGAATGCTGTTGTTGACGCTGATAAATCAAGGGCGAGGGCGGCTTATGGGTTTCACGACGACCGAATACAGGCCGCTAACATGTGTTTTTGGGCCGGTCATCGCTGGACCTACGACGCAGAGCCTACTGAATTGATGGTTACAGACGTTGCGGCCAAAGAATTTCAACTTCACGCGCCTACGTTTGACGACAACGTTGGGTATAAGGAACATTGGTCAAATCTGGTCGAAAGTTGGTTGTCCGATTGACAGTAAATTGTTTCAACTATAAACTTTGAATGTGAATAAGCCACAATTTGTACGTGCCATGCCAACTAGCCGACCTGCTCCTGGTGCAGTTCCGTCTCCTTCACAAGCAAAGAAGGAAGAAGAAGACGAAATAGGTGGGCAGCGACCGGAACAGTCAAATCCGGGTCTACCTAAAGGACAAAATGAGGCCAAACATTTTCCTTTGCACCCAGTCCGTTCTATTCGGCTGGACCAACGACAGGATTCTTTTGTCATGCTGTATCGGATTGAAGAAACACAAATGCGCCGGTTGATTAGCAAGTGTTTCGGCTATCCGATTGATAGTTGCAATTTGCAACAAACCGAACTTCAAAGACTAGAAGATTACGTCAAAGAAAATATCATACGGAGAGCGATTGAAAATGCCTGTTTCTGACATTTGTGAAAAGTGTGGACAAATTTATCGTATCGGCGATTGGCCTTTTTGTAATCCTAACGGTGGTCCGCACGGTAAGCCTTACGGTGGAACGTCTGTACAGGCGTTACATAAATCCGAACGACCTGTAATTTACCGCAATCCACGTACAGGCGAGGTCCGCATTCCTCCTCGTGCCGATATGCCTATGAATCCCAGGTACGTCAATCAAGGTTACCAACGGGTCGAATTAGAAACTATGCAATCAATACGAAACTTTGAGAAAGATACCGGCAGAACGCACGAAATTAGTAGTTTTGACAGCAAAAACGAACTCGACAAGTGCGGCGCACAAAAGTTTGGTGGAAAAGTTATAGGTTTGCTCCTATACTGAGGGTACTATGGTAAATAATCTTCCTCCGGTGCCGGAAATTGACGAGATAGGTAGTCCAGAATACGAAGTTGTAGATTGGTGCGAACAAGCACTGGCGAGTAGCAGGGCTTTCTTAGAATCTCAGATCAATTTTGGCAAAATTGCTTCGACGCTAGATTTCATGTTTAGCACTGAAGCAGAGTCCGGGGTGAGTTATACACCAGCGCCAAAGTCTCTGTCGAGGACGAGGGCCAACTACACTGCCAAGTACGCCGAAGACCTTACCGCGTCACTGACCGACTTGCGTTTGTTTTTCGAGTACTCCACAAGCAATGCCAAGTACCAGAAACAGGCTAAATACTTCAACAAGTCTGCCGAAGATTGGTACAGCAATAACAACATCAGCTTAAAAATTGCCGACATGGTTCGGCTATACAATGTCGCCGGTACTGGGTACGGCCATTTGGTGTACAGCACTCGACACCGGACATTCAGTCTCGACGTAAAAGACCCTCGCAATGTGTACCCTGTCAATCCGGTCGATTCACACACTTTGCAGACGGCACAAGGCGTCATCATAGTCGATGCGAGGACGCCATTTTGGGTCAAATGCGAATACGGAATCGACGTAGCGCCGGATATCAACGAGACGACCGGTGTTTTTGGGTGGATTACCCGAGCAGTCCGTCAAATCCGTTCGTCTGGCCCGTTGAGTCGAGGGTTGGCCAAAGACCCTGTAATTCCAGCTACTCCGACCGTACAAGTACGCACTATGTACTTGGATGATCCACGTATTAACGAGACCAACAAAACTTTGTTGATGGGAGGTTGGACTGCCGAAGGTAAACCCATCAATACGTGGTCCTACAAGGTGCCTCCTGGTGCGCCCATATACCCGTTTAAACGCTTAATAGTGTGGACGCGGCACAAGCTGCTATACGACGGCACCTCGCCTTATATCCACGGTATGTTTCCCCTACTGAAACTGACGCTAAATCCGTGGCCTAACTGTTTTCTTGGCAAGGCACCTTCGCAAGAATTGGTGCCGTTGAACATGTCTATGAACGGTCTGTTGCGTGTCATTGACGACCACGCTTCCCAAGTAGCGCAACCGGGTGTTGTGGCTGATCGTAACGTTAGTCGAGCAGAACTCAACAAGTTCAACAGCCGTGCTCCTGGTTATCAGATCAAGACTAACCTTAGCGCCGGTAAAGGCATCAACATTATCAACCCACCTCCGTTAGATCAGTCGTTGTGGCAACACGTTGAATGGATCAAAACGACGATGCGCGAGTTGTCCGGTGTTGCCGATTTAAGCCAACTCACTTCACTAGGTCAAATGCCTAGTGACGACACTATTGACAAACTGATGTCGTCCATGACTCCTGCCAATCGTTTACGCAGTCAGATCATGGAAGGCTTCATGAAAGAATTCGCTCGTATGTTGTTGTTTAACATGGCGCAATTTGACACTGTTGCCGAGCGAGTAGCCAAATTTGGACCTGATGCGATTACGCCTGAAGATTTCGACTACGATCCAGGTAGTATGATTCC